TACAGCCCGCTCATTCCAAAGTGAAAAATCTGTGTTTCCGGCAACCTTTTCTATCTCGTATGCCGTCTTGTTCCGGTTGAGGCTGTATATGCCAGGGGTTACATCGTTGATGTAGCTGGTCGCAGTCTCCGTCGCGTCTGTCATACGCTCGGCGATCTTATCACGCAGCTGTTTATAGCGTTCGCCGCGACCAATCTGGTTTAACCGCCACTGGTTATAGTGCGCCTTGGTGATCTCGCCACGTTGGAGCAGCTTTTTCATTTCTTCGTCCCGTTGCCGGAACGATTCGAAATAAGCATCAATGGTTTCTGATAGCTCCGCAGCCGCATCGCCATACGCTTGAGATATCCGCTGTTCGAGTTTCGCAAGTTCCTGATCCGCGATTTTATGCCCTAGATCAGCTGTCGCCATCGTCAATCACCGGCCCTGAAACAATACGGCCTGCTTCATCAGCCGCCTTGCGTTTTTGCATATCCTCAATTTCCTCGGCGGTCAGCCAGGGCAGCTTTTTGAGCAGCATTTCTTCGTCCAGGTATTCCGCCGCCATCAGCACCATTTGGGTCTGCTCAGAGAGATTGGCAATCTGATTGCGCTGGAAAGCCGGGTTGTCATCAATCCCAACGATCTCAAATAACCGCTGGAGAAAATCCAGCACGCAGTATTCAAACTGGTCTGCTTTGTTGTCGAGCGGCTGATACGCCGCCTTGATCTCCACGGTAGTCTTTTCGCCGCCTACCAGGCTAGTAACGTCAAGCGCCTGGTAATCCTTGTACATATCGCTCTCCAGCCTCTGTAGGTACGCCACCCGGCTCTCATACGGCACCTCAATGGTGTGCGCTTCTGCCGACACTCCATCATCCGCATTAAGCGCGGCGGCTTTTACGGTTTTCAACCGCTCCAAAAACTGCGCCATGTCCAGATCATCCATGCCACCGGCGTTGTTGATGATCCAGTAGATCGTCGCCGCATCGTCAAGGTCATTGGCAAAGCCGGATTTTATCAGGTCGTAAGCGTCAATACTCTGTCGCAGGCCCACAAGCTCACTTTGATGGTGTGGATTGCCCCACATTGGGACAACCGGGAACCCAGGGTAGTTTTCACCGCGCAAAACTTCCTCCACACACGCCTCCGACTTTTGACGTATCAGCTTGTATGGTTGTTTCTCCCTTTTGACCTGCATATCATCATTTTTGGGCCTGATATAGTCGGTATACCCGTCCGTCTCATAGAGGACGGCCCGAAGCGGCTTATCTGCGTCAATCTGCCAAAAGCGGATTCCAGCCATTAACGCGCCGGTTTCCTCGTCATAGAGCGGTACAAATTCCGTCAGCTTGAACACGTCCAGATGATCCAGATTCCAAAGGCCGAAGCTCACGCCCTGTACCAGCGCATTCCGCCCCATGTTTTGTAGCTTGTTGTCAAAATCCTGCCCAAGCGCCTCTTTGTGTTTACTGTCCTCAAGCGTCACGCCATTCCCCAAGAGATATTGATTTTCTTGGGTGACAAACCGATTGAAAAAGTTGGAGGTCAGCTTGTAATTGGCACTGTAGTTGTCCGGCACAGCCTGCCCGGACAGAGTATAAAGGAACTTCTGGTACCGGCAAATGGTCACATTCCGTTGCCGGTCATACTCCTCCGCATCAAATGCGATCCGGTACTCAGCGCTGCTTTTGTGCTCGTCGATTGCCGCCCGGATAAATCGCATCCGCTCTTTTTCATCCTCGCCGACAGCAAGCAAATCCTGATATGTCTTAATGGCCTATCCCTCCGTTCCAAAGCGGTTTATATTCCGGCTTTCCCACTTTGTGCCGGAGAATTGTCATTGTAAAATAGCGGATATCGTCCATCGCGTGGTCGTTCTCCTTGATGGGCTTGTCATCGGCGGCTTTCTCATCCCACCGATATAGGCCAAACTCCCGGATTGCATCCTTACAGCTCTGGTGTATCTTGATCGTGCCATCCGCTAGGTATCGCTGAGTGGTTGTGATTCCTGGCACAACATCGTTGACCGCCTTTCGGACTGTGAAGCGTCTATGTCTCCGTATTGTCTCGATAAAGCTAGCCGCCGAGGGGTCGACCACGACTGCGCGTATGTTTTGTTCTCCCGCCAGGGTCTCCATTTCATGGTAATATTCCTCATCCGTCTTATTCGTTCGCTTTTCTCGCCCCGAATAGTAGTATTCCCGCACTCTCGTTGCGGTTTTTCCGTCCCAGCACCAAAGGCCAGCAGAAAATGGGTTAAGTGTGCCGTAGTCACAGCTTATATACCACTCGCCCTTTGTTGGGGTCTCGTCCGTAATGTTATCGTCCCCAAACATATCATAGATCAGGCCCTCAGCGGCAACCCATAAGCCCCTGATATACCGGTCGTAAAATACGCCGGTGTACATGGTCTGATACCGCTGCAGTGTCTTATCGCTGAGACTCGGGTTATCGGTCATTGCAAACCGCAGATACAGGGCGTTATGCTTGTCGTGGTTTTGTATCCAGTCCAAGTAAAACCAGTGTTGTGGGTTGGAAGGGTTGCAGCTAAACCAATACCGTGCCCCATCTACAGAGCATCGGGTAAGGGCCTGATTAACAAAACTCTGCGGCATGAGTGCCACCTCGTCCAGCAACACTCCGGCCATCGTCCGGCCCTGAATCAGCATGAAAGAGCTCTCGTCCTTCCCCCCGAATACCTCAAAATAGTTGACGTGTTGGCCCCGTCTTACCTCCAATATCCGATCAGCACGCCGCCATTTGAGCGCATACCGTTCCTTTGCCAACGTCATCGAGATAAAAGGCACAATGATATTTTTAGAGGCAGAATCCACAGTTTTGCCGCAGACCCCGAATCGCTGTCCGTCAAACTCTCGCATGGCCCAATCCACAAAAGCCCATATCATCACAGACGTTTTGCCGGATCGTACAGCGCCATCACATATCAGCGCGTCATATTTTGAGTACGGGAAAGCCAGAATCTGCTTTTGCTTTGCGCTAATCATCGGACTTTAAGCCATCTGCAAGCTCTCGGAGGCTCTGGCTGAGTGCATCGTCCTTGACGGTGTCAACGGCGATTGTCTGCTCTACCACGTCACGCTGCCCCAGGTACTGTTTCCCCAGCCAGATTGCCATTGTTGCATTTTTCTCTGCAATCCGCCACTGGTTTCTCCGCAGTGAAATTTTCCCCTTCCCACGCTTTTGCTTAAATACCTCGGAAAAACTGGCATGATAGGTGCGTTTGCACCAGCTATCCAATGTTTTATCGGTTACGTCAAACCAGCCGCAGATTTCCTCAAGCGTGCACTGCAGGCCGCAGAGGTTTTCGAACTGCTTCTGATCTATTTCCTTTCTTGGCCTTGCCATACGCGCCCTCCTTTCTCTGCTGGCGTTTAATAACCTTCTCCATATCCCGCTTCAAATACGGGCTGTTAGTTTTGGCAATGGTCGAATGCGCTTCTTCAATCGTCATGCAGAAGCACCGCCTTTTCCCCTGCAAGGTTTTCCCATCGTTCGATAATGACATCGCAATACTTTGGGTCAAGTTCCATCATGTAGCAAGTGCGGTCTAACTGTTCACAAGCGATAAGGGTCGAACCGCTACCTCCAAACAAGTCAAGCACTTTTTCATTCTTTTTACTGCTATTTTCTAAAGCCTTGCAAATAAATCCAATCGGCTTTGGCGTGGTGTGACCATAAACGGATTTTCTATCAAACTTCCAAACAGATGTCTGCTTTCTATCTCCAAAAAATCTATGCGTTCCATTATCAAACCAGCCATAAAGGCAAGGCTCGTGAATAGACTGATAATCTCCCTGTGACAAAACAAGGCTTTGCTTCTCCCAGATAATCGTCGAAGAAAAGTGGCAGAAAGAACGAAAAACTGCGTGGAAAATATCCGCACACTTGTCGCTATGAAAACAATACACGCTTGCACCATCAATACAATTTTCTTTATAATTCTCAAAAGCAGATGTCAGCAAATCTTCAAGACCGCTTCTGCTGTCGTTATTTATCCCCTCGTAATCTACGCCATACGGTGGATCAGTAAACACCATATCCGCTTTTTTGCCATCCATCAGCAATTCCACGGTTTCCTTGTCGGTGCTGTCGCCACACATCAGCCTATGTCTGCCCAACTGCCAAATATCACCCATCTTGGTAATGGGCTCCGATTCTTCGTCAACTTCCGGTGCTTCGTCCTCAACAACGTTTTCTGTTTGGCCTTCTGGAAGTCCCCAGTCAAAGTCAAAAGCCGACAGGTCAAGCCCCGGCAGCTCATCCGCCAGCAGGTCAAAGTCCCAGTCGCTTTCGTTGCTCTTGTTATCCACCAGCCGCAGGGCGTTCACCTGCTCCGGGGTCAGATCGTCCACGCAGACGCAAGGCACATCTTTCATCCCCAGCTTCTTTGCCGCCAACGCCCTACAGTGCCCGATCACAATAACTCCGTCTCTGTCAACCACAATCGGCTGCACAAAGCCATACTGTCGGATGCTCTCCGCAACGTTGTTGATCTGTGTCTGGTCGTGAGTCTTTGCGTTTTTACCATATGGCGTGATCTCGCTTAGCCGCCTGTTTTGTATCTCCATCGCATACATTCCTCCGTTTTGCGCTCCCTATTTGTATCCCGCCGGGAGCTGGCAGCGCCCTGATGCGTCACAGGCTTACGCTTTGCCCGTAGAGGGCATTATGTCGCGGCCTGTTGCACATCGTCGAGAGGTGTGCCGCGCTCTATCTTTCGCAGGTGGGCGGATTTGAACCGCCATGGCTTTTATCAGAAAGGAGATCGTCCAAGGGCAATTTTAGGAGGAATTGCACGAAAAAGTAGCCAGCTACCGGAGCACCTGCGTATGAAGCCAGAGGGCGGAGTTGTCACCACCCAGGCGGGCATCGCGTTTGTGGAATGTGTAACAGTCGCTCTACCAACTGAGCACATAAGCCCGGAACTGTCCCCTGGCATATATATACAGTATATCATCAAAAATGGAGTACGTCGTATACACATTGACGTACTCCATTTTTTATATTGCGCCGTACTCTCTCATTTTCTCCCGGAACAAAGCTAGCGTTGCGCGGCAGTAACCATAGAAATCAGCCCGTGTCGCTGGTATGTACCGAATCTTGATGATCTCGTCATAGCTCACACCGGAGATGATCGAATATATGACATCATCCGCAAGTGCGTTGTTTGCCTCATAGGCGGAATCATAAAGCAACAACCGATGCTCATAGCCAGGTTGCCTAGCCAACTGCTTAATGTACTTTTCCTCGCCGTGCCTAAACCCGTAGTCCCGATACGTTTTATCTCTGAGCCTCATGGTTCCCCTCCGTCCATTTTTGCTCCTCTGCATATGCTTCGTTGCGTCATTTGTCTGTCTCCTGAGACCAGTAGTTGCTTCTGCAATCTTTACAGCATGACGCCTCGGCGGAAAGGTCATTGTAATTTTTCCCCTCGATAGCTGCTGGGCATATACCTATACTGCCAGCTTCATCAATTCTTGCATTCGGGTATCGCTCAAGAAACACGCTTTGTCGTGTTCTGAACGGGTGCTCTTTCGCCCACTGCTTTTTCTTGTACTCCCGGATGAGGCTTTCGCCGCTGCAAACGTCCCGGAATCTGTTGCTTGCAGCTATCCACGCCTCACAGCAGAGCTCCATGAGGAGCGCCACCAGCGCCGCGCACAGCAGCAGGCCGCCAGCCACCGCCAAAAATCGCCCAATGGCACAGTAAAAATTGCTCATGTCGCATACCTCCCCCACTGTTCCGCCATTGCCCGGGCAATCCCGGGGAATGACTTGCTTCTAACCTTTGGGTCACGCTCGTTTCTGCCCTGGAATCTTCTGTAGTTTCCGTTTGCATCCTTGGAACCACCGTTGACGTATGGTGTGTGCTCTGTAATAATTTTTGTTGGCACCAGTTTCGGCAGCCCCTTGAGCCACAAGCACGTCCTTTTGCTGTATGGGTGTCCATGCTCATACGGTTGTATTGCCTGTGTATATGGTGGCAACCCAACAATTTTCATCGGCGTTGGATTTTCTACGCAGGCTATCAAGACTCGCATTTTCTACGACCTCGCTTTCGTCAAGTTCTGTAAACTCATTGCAGCAGTGTGTATACACATCCCGAATTTCTTTGTCGGTTTTGTCACAAACATCTCGTAAAGACGGGTACTCATAGCTGCAATATGCGCAATCAAAACATCGTCTCATATTATTCCATCCAATTCCTTGTTGAACACCACTATCATGCTTGGGAAAGGCGCCGGATTTTGTGCCCCCCCAAATTTCAGCCTGCCTTTAAGGAATTTAATTTCTGCCTTGCCGTATATGTAATCGTGGAACCATCTAGTATCCGTCCGTGCTGGCAGCAGCATTACCACAAAAGCATTAGAATCAGCAGATTTCTGCACCCATTTCCCTATATTCCGCCCATATGGAGGATTGCACCATACGCGCCCCTCCCATGGTTGGCTGAGACCGTCTAACTCAGGGCTGTAAAAGTTTGCGCACTTAGCGTTTTCCTCCGTTGCACAAGCATCCAAAGTAAAATGGTATCGTTCATCCAACTCGTCGAATAACCACTGTGGAGTTTCCCACATATCTGTTTTTGAGGAAAACATAACATCATGGTTCATTTCTCTACCTCCGGTGCATCCGGCAGGGGCATCCAGTGAGTGACTTTACAATCTATCGGATTGTTATACACATCATCCGGTGTGAATTGCCGGTTCTCCCACCACCCAGTCGGCACATACCAATCGTCAAGTTTCTCATTGTAAACCCCATATTCTTCGATATCGTTCCAGTTCCAGACGCTTTCGCCTCGCAGAACTTCTCCTGCCTCGTAAATTGCAGGCACTACAAACACATAACCATTCCGGTTGCATACGGCAAGTACCTCAGTTTCTGATACCGGGAGAGCGTCCTCCACGCTTATCCACGGAGACGGCAGCATTCTCAGTGCCTTGTAAGCCTCCGGGCTGATTCCTTCTGCTTCTACTTCGTCAATTACCGCAATCGCAGCCTGACGGTCAATGTAATCCGCCATCTTTATCATCTCCTTCCAACAAGCCTGTCCGGATAATCTCCGGTCGGGCACATCCAGTCTATCGGGTACTTCTGCGGAACTGGTCTCATCCCATACTGTTCCGGTTCAAATCCGATGTCGGAGAACAGGCACATTTGCAATCCGTCTATCAGTTCCGACAACTTCCGGTAGTAATAGATGATGTGATTTCTAACCAAGTTCATATTGACGCCGTCTTCCCAGCCCGGATCGTTGCACCCATGGAGATGAATGTGGTCCCACCGCTGGAACTCGTCTTCAATTTGCTGTAGCAGGTCTTCCTTTGTAACCGTCTTTTTCGATTTTGTCATGACACCGCCTCTAAATCTCTATATCGTCCAGTGCTCTAATCGTCCGCTGCATCTCCCGGCGGGAAATCGCGAACCGATCAAATCCACCCGCAAGCGCCACCTCAGTAACGGCGATTATCTCCCGTGCCGCCGAAGTCTCGGAGCGGAGGTTGTAAGCCTCCTTACCCCAGACCGGCTCCAGCTGTTTGAGCAGCTGGAAAGCGCCGCCGAAAATTAGGTTATCAGCCCGGCCCGTCCGGAGCATATAGCCAAATAGCCCCCGGCGTGCTTTGGTCTGGATTGCCTCCCGATACAGGAGGTGCAGGTCCCAGCCAACCTCGTTAATTGTGATTGTTTTCATTTTGATTCCTCCATGCGTTTTATGCTCGCCAGCTTATTTTGTGATGTCAATTCCATATGCGTCCAGCAGCCGCTTTGCGGCCTTCCGGTTAATTCTCTGCCGCTCCCAGCTGCCCTTTGCGCCATTGACGCTTAGCCCGGCGGCTGTAGCAATCTCTCTCCATGTGTGGCGGCTTTTTAGCGCCTTAGCTTTTCCCATGTCCATATCTGTGGTCAGGTTGTACGGTTTTCTGGTTGCGCTCGTCTTGGCGTCCGCGCGTGTTATCACGCTCTCTTTTTCCAGTAACGCCCACGCCTTTCCCGTGACGTTTGCCGGATCATCTTGCATCAGTGACAGCTTATCCCGGGGGTTTCCAGCCATAAATTCCGTGCATCCAGTGCCGGAGGTAAACCCTTCCAGACTCTGCTTCCCGGTACGTTGGTAGTGGAGATATATCCGTGAGTGATGACCGAGGCAAAGGGAATACCCGCAGTGGTACCGGTTTTGCCCCTTCTCCCCGCCGCTCAGCGAAAGTCTCCAGACACATTTTGCGCAACCGTTACTACAATTTCCAGTTTTCGGTTTTTCGCTCTTCCGCTTGGCAACATTCGTGCGTTTGTCGCGGTATTTTATCACCGCCGCAAGGTCAACGTCTCGGCAACACACCCCGTATGCCCTAAATTCCCATTTCCCGCTGCGCCATCGGATCCTCTCGCATCCAGAGCTCGGGGGCCACACGTCCGAATTTGAGGCAATCTCCGCCGCCTTTGCCGCTTCGGCCTCCGTGGGATACTGCCCTACAAAAACTCCATTGCGGGTGACATACCACCGCTTGCCTCTCTGGGTGACCTCTGCATTACCCATATTTTGCATTCCCCCATCCGCGCAGCATCTCCGCCATCTGCTCTCTGCTGTGCTCCACGTCCCATTTGCTCACACGGCCCCACATGGGGTCTTCTTTCCGCTGGGGCATCCGCTCCATGAGCTGCCCAACGGTAGGCGCATAGCCTTTGGTGTCCGCCTGTACAAATGCCTGTAGCGCCGCCTTGGTGTCCTCGTAGCTCTGAGCCTCAAACGCCAGGGCAAAAGCAGCCGCCTTGTTGCGTATCTCCGTGTCTTTGACTGGGTAAAATTGCCTGTACAGACCGACAAATTTTACCGCCTCCGAGTTTGTCAAAATATCCCCTCCAATTCGTCCGGGTTAATGCCCATGATGAGATTTCCGGAATCTGCGGTACTTTTTTTCTCCTTCCTCGCCCAACTGCGGATGGTTGCCAAAAAGTCCTTGTATTTCTTCCCAGATGATGCCATATACTCGCTCAATCGCTCAATCCGTGATTCCCAGTCTCCGGGAAACTCGGATTTCAGCTTTTCCAACTCCAAATCCGACAAAAGGACGTTTTTATACTCGCCGTATCGGTAGCGGGTGGGCGCGTCATGCGCCTTATCTCTCTTGGTTTCGGTATTGGCTTTGGTTTTGGTTTCGGTATTGGCTTTGGCATTCTTAGCATTGCTTGTGGTGCTTGCGCATGCATTAGCATCTTTAGCATTGCTCCATCGTGCATTAGCAGCTTTTAAAGCCCGTTCTGACTTTGCCCTATCTTGATCTTCAAAGCCCTCGCGGTACCGGTTTTCCCGATTTCTAACCCGTTTCCAATAGACCTTCTCAGTGCCATTAAGCTCCGGCTCCTGCCCTGACATGCTGTATTCCTGCAATGCCCGGATCAGTCGCCCGTACTCTGCGTCACTGAGCACATCCATTTCTTCCAGGTACTCAAATGGGAGTGCGGTATACTCTCTCACGATTTCACCCCCCCTAAGTCTCCAAAATTCTGATTTGATATCGCCAGAGCATCAGCTTCCGCTTGATGGTATACTCTGGAGTGCGTACGCCTTTACAATCCTCAACTACAGTCCTGCCGTCTTGCCGGTAAACAAAATCGGCTATGTAACGGCAAGGCCGCTCAATCACTTTGCCCGGGCGTTTACCGCCTCTAGGCCCCGTGATGTCCGGCTCTCTCTGCGCCGGGATTAGCTCAAATGCGATCTGTCTGCGCAGGTCTGTGATACGTCCGGCAGCCTCTAAGATTTGCAGCTCTCGGTATCGCTTAAATTCTTTCCGGCTGTCAAACGTCTGTCCATCTGCCCGAATTTTACGGGCGTGATACTTGTTATAGGTCATGGCTTAAAACGGGAAATCGCTGTCGTTGTCTTCCAGCAGGGTGAAATCAGCAGCATCACCGTTAGGAGCATCGTAGCCGCCGGAAGTGGCGTTATGTTTGCTCCCGGCAAAATAGATGTTGCTGGCTACAACCTCATAAGCCGTCCGCTTGTTTCCGTTCTTATCTTCGTAGCGCCGGGCGGACAGCCTCCCGGAAACAATCGCCATCTGGCCCTTCCCAAAGTACTTCTCGGCAAATTCTGCCGTTCCTCTCCAGGCAACGATGGAAATAAAATCCACGCCTCTCTCGCCATTCTGCGCCTTATAGTCCTGATCCACGGCCAGATTAAAGGATGCTACTGCAATTCCGCTCTGTGTCCGTCTCAGCTCCGGATCAGCTGTAAGCCGTCCAGCTAGTGTGATGTGATTAAGCATTGTGCCCTCCTTTATGGTATACCAGATTCTCCGGGTTCCACCCCGGATATCTGGCTCTCAAATAGTCCTCAATGATCCGCTTGTATGCGGGTCGTAATGCGCTCTGGTCATACTGCCGGTGGCACCTGTCGCACAGCGTCACGATATTCTGCTCCACGCCCAGCCCCAGGGCGGAGCGTGGGATGTAGTGGCACCATGGGTTCCCCGGTGCGCCGCAAATGATGCAGCGCCCGTTGTCCCGCTCCCGCACTGTCTCTTTGACCTCTGCTGGGATAGAGGTGGCTCTTTTAACGCTCCCCATGCCAATCCTCCAGCATTGCCGCCAGCTGATCCGGTGGTAAATACTCGATATCGTTCTCTTTGCACTCGGCGATAATCAGGTCAATGAGCCGTGCCATTTGGGCAGTGTCGTAGACGCTTGATCCATAATAGAGGGCCACATCCAGGGTGCCGGTTTTAACCCCGGCCCCGATCACGTCAACCAACCAGCCCTTCCCATTGTTGCCCCAGGTTTCCCGGAGCTTGTCAAGGCCCAGAAGGTCAACGGTGACGGTGGTGTAGTTGTCTCCAACATCCGGGATCAGCTGACGGTATATCTCCTCTGGGGGGAGGTGGAGCGCCGCAGACAGCTTGCCCAGCAGCGTCCATGCGTAGGCGTTTGCGGACAGGCTCCGCTTGTCCCGCCAGCGGGTGATTTTGACCCGCTGGGGTTTGTCCGTGCTCTCGGCGTATGCCCGGGCTTCCTGGCCGTCAGTGACCAGGAGATGCAGCCATGTGCCATCCTGGTCAATAGACCAGTTGATGCGGTTAGCTCTGGTTTCCATCAGCCTGATCCTTTGCGCGTCTCAGGGTGTAGCAATCACCGCAGAGCGGCACGCCGTACTTCTGGATGGTCTTGTTGACCATCGTCTTGGCGCCGGTTTTAGAGCCGTTTGCCCAGGTCACATCAGTAATGGGCTTGCCGCAGTCCTTACACTTGACCACAGCCGGGGGCGGAGCGGGAGGCGTGGGCTTGTCCGGCTGCTTGGGAGCAGCGGGGAAGCAGAAGACTACCTTGCCAGTCCGATTATTGATAAGCTCCAGCTGGTCAATCTTCCGCGCGTCGTTATAGTTGACGCGCGAGACGCTGAAACTGTCCTTGCACACGGACTTGCCATTCCGGCCCTGACCGACGTTGCAGTCGGTCAATTTCACATAGATTCGCGGCGCGGAATACAACTCACGGCCAATGCCCCAGTTGACACACGCACGCTTGAAACTGTCAGAGGCAAGGCCCTTCTCAGCTTCGGTGTTGCTCTCGGTGCCGGTGTCCTCCTTGGATACCCACTCATGCTTGTCTGCATCGTAGATGCTGACCACGCAGTTGGCATTGTCTCTGCAATGCCTCCGGCTCCAATTCATAGGGCCGACGGTCTCATCCAGCAAATCCATGTCCACCCGAGAATTCTTGTAGAGCAGAATCACCAGATAATCGTTGGCGATCTGTTTTACCCGGCACTCAATTTCATCGGGGCGCAGTGTGCGAAATTTAACCTCCATCTTTGTCCTCCTCAATATCAAAAGTCAGTGGGCAGCATGATCCACGATACTGATCCGGAAACTCGCAGACCTCACTATTAAGCCCACAGGTGCTCGATGTGCGCCGGAAGTACTTGCATTGGCGGCAATTTAGATAAACATTCCCCCGCAGATCAACCGGGAAATGTACCTTGACAGTGTAGGTGCCGGTGATGTACCGCGACACTCCAGAACTGGGGCCAATCATACCGTCGCCTCCAGAAACTCGGGCAGGATATCATCTGCGGCTGCATCCTTGCAGTCCAGACAATACTTGTGCCCGTTGAAGCAGTAGCAGACATCATCCTGGATAGGCTCATCGCAGGCGTAGCATCTCGGGAGCTTGTCCAGCAATTCCTGCTGATCCCGATCCCAGCGGTTAAAATCCGCAATGGGATCATCGGAATAGTATCGAGCCATTACTCTACCTCCACAAACTCGCCGTTTTTAAGCGTATACCAGGTGTCTGCCTTGATGATTTTGCCGTCAACCTTCATGGTTTTGACGCACACTGGGATATATTCTTCACCTTGCATGTCCCATTCCGCCATCGTGATCCAGCTCCCAATTTTCGCCTTTACCACGCCGCCGTGCCCAGCGCAACAAACGACACTGTGTTTCCCGGAGCTGCCGATCTTGGCGTAGTCCCCGGAGCTGCCGATCTTGGCGTAGTCCCCGGAGCTGCCGATCTTGGCGTAGTCCCCGGAGCTGCCGATCTGGGCGGAGTCCCCGGAGCTGCCGATCTGGGCGGAGTCCCCGGAGCTGCCGATCTTGGCGGAGTACCCGGAGCTGCCAATCTTGGCGGAGTCCCCGGAGCTGCCGATCTTGGCGGAGTCCCCGGAGCTGCCGATCTTGGCGTAGTACCCGGAGCTGCCGATCTGGGCGTAGTACCCGGAGCTGCCGATCTTGGCGGAGTCCCCGGAGCTGCCGATCTTGGCGTAGTCCCCGGAGCTGCCGATCTTGGCGGAGTCCCCGGAGACAACCTTAGACGGCTTCGTTTTCTCAGTGAGAAAATCAACGCACACTTTAACAAATCCGCCAAAACTTAGTTTGGCGCCGACGTGGAGCCTGGTTGTGCAGCTTTTGTTGCCATTTGTCTTAGTTTCTCCGTCAGCCACAACCTCAGCGAACTCGACAAATTCGCCGTTATTGTTAATAAGCGGATAGTATTCCAGCACATCCATAGGGTTCTGGCAAAAGTGCATACCGCATTCGCAAAGAACGGCTTTAGGTTCCTCAAACGTTGTGTTTTCGGCATACTGCTTGCCATTGCAAACAAGCCCTGGGTTAAACGCCTTATAGCCTTTGATTTTCATTTTGCAGATTCCTCCATTTTTATTGTTCACCCCGGATTGCCCTGGGGTGCCATTTTTTATCATCCCGGTATCGGATAATGTCCATCTGCCGCTTGCGGCTGATCTCTACCCGCTCCCGGTGGAACTCTTGGTAGCGCTCACAGGTATCATGACATACGGAGTGCCGTTCTGGGCAATCCTTACACGGCGCGTTCATTCTCCCTCCTTTGGGGTGACGGTCACAGTAAGTTTTACCCCGTGTTTTCGGCCCAAGATGTCTGCCAGGACATCCCAAATGTACTGGGCCTGTGCCTGGGTGAGTTTTACATCAGTCATGGTGCTCGGCCTCCTTCTCCATGTCAGCCCGCATTTTAAGCATCTTCGCCCCGGCATTTACCAGTGCGAGGCTTTTCTGGTCAAGCTGTTTCAGCATTTCCACGGTCTCCTTGATGGTTTTTTTGGTTTCTTCGCTCATGTTATAGCCTCCTTTTCGGTGGGATTTATGAGATGCGGCGATTAAGGCTCACCGCTCAGAGCCTTATTTTAGGATGATGTGCAGCCGGTTCCGGTCCGCCCAATAGCTCAGGCTCTCAACCGGTTTATTTGCTTTCTCAAGGATTCCATCCTCAAACCACTTACCCGCCGCCACGAAATTATTTTCTCTGTCCCGGATGATGATCTGGGTATCATCGGTTATCATCCGGTGGGCCTTTAACAGGCCTTCTAGGGTTAGATCATCCATTTGCTCGCCTCCTTACCCCCGTAACCCCCGGGGTGGGTGGTTATCATGCTTCTACGTAGCTTACGCTGTAGAATGTGCAGCCCTCGTGGCGGGTGACCAGCCATTCCTCAAGCTCATGTTGCCGTTCGCATTCTGCGTGGTAGTTGCCGTTCTCCCGGTAAGGGAAGTTCTTGATGACGCTAGACCCGTCTGCGTACTCAGCTTCTGCAATCCACATTTTAATTCCTCCATGTGATTTGGTGTTATGTTTTTTAATGTGATTTAAGTATATATCAATCTAATTCAAATGTCAAGCATTATTTTTAATTAGATTGATTTTTCTCTTGATTTTTTTAGTGTCTAGTGGTATATTAGATTCAAGGAGGTGAGGAGATTTGATAAATGTGAGAATTAAGCATGTCCGAAAAGAAATTGCAAAAATGACGCTGGAGCAATTTGGAGCAAAGATAGGTATATCGGCATCAGCGTGCAGCTACATCGAGAAGGGAATAAATAACCCATCCGATCAGACAATTAAATCTATTTGCCGTGAATTCGGAATCCGGGAAGAATGGCTCAGAACTGGGGAGGATCCTATGTACACTCTTCCAGAAAATGAGGTAGCCACATACGTTGACCTGCTCTTACACGATGGGGAAAACCCGCTATACGACATAATCCGGGCGATTATGAAAACGTATAGCGAGTTGGACGGAAACAGCCAGGCCGTGATCCGAAACACGGTTGAACAATTCCAGGAGAACTTAAAAAAAGAGGGTCGGGGTTAATCCCCGGCCCTCTCTATATGCCGTTTTACCAGCGTGTATATCTGACTTAAAAATGTTAGGGTGTTAACTTTCTGGATCATTCTGATGATTTCGTCTCTGTATTCCTGTTCCATGTGTATCTCCTATCCGTCTCGCTTTGACAAGCACAGTCCAAACGGAAAACCCCCGTCGGTTTTTGGCGTGGCTCTTTCAACATCACGGAGCATATCCAGCATCGCGTAACAGTCTTGCATTTGGTGCGATATGTTTTCGTCCTGTTGGATTTTTTCAAACATCCGGTTTGCTAACTCTGTAGCAGCGCTTTCGCGGTCGCAAATATACATCCGTTTGATCCCCTCCAGCTCTGCGCGGTATCCATTGCGCCCGAGATAGGGGGATATCCGCTCCATAGCCCTATACCACGATGCCTTTTCATCGTCATAGTTAATTTCTTCCTCCGTGTGCTGGTCGATTGCGATTTTTAGTAGCTCCTGCATATAGGTCAGCAGGAGCTGAGACATTTCGTCCCGTGTTGTTGGATTTTTCATATGTACCTCCTTATTTATTGTATATTCTGGCAATTTAAACTGGTTGGAATCGACCAGTTTACCATCCTGTTGCCGCCCGCAAAATGGTGTGGCTTGGATAAACGCTTGGATAACATCGGATAGTTAAGTCAAGGTCTAGACAAGGTTGTGTGTAACATCAGGACATTTTGACAATTTGCACAATCGTTTTCGCACCCTTCGTGCTCTTTTGCCCTTGATAAAATTCTCTGTTTTTGGTAAAATTATTTTATCAGAAACAAGGAGGAATCAATCATGGGCTTATTTAGCAATCAAAACACGGATCGTCGCCCGACATACTATTTTAATCACATATCGGGATTGCCGGGGATGTCCCAGTGGCAGCAGATGAAGGTTGTATTTGATATGTACAACAAAGAGCTGGTTATTACAGGCAAGGGGTCAAGCAGCGTAAGCCGCCTGAAGCTCAAGCAGGTTGTCAGTTGCGGCGTTGTAAAATCCCAGGACATACAGAATGCTGGTAATCGCTCCCTTGGTATGGCGGTAGCCGGTGGGTTGCTGTTTGGTGACACCGGAGCAATCGTAGGCTCCATCATAGGTAGCACTAAAAGCAAGGCCAAGAAAAACGTGGATTGTTTTATCCTCAATTACGAGCCGCAGTCCGCACCGGGAACTGCAAACACCATTGTGTTTGAGGTGCCGGAAGGATCGCTTGCCGGGAGCTACCTGTGGGAAAATCTCCGGCCCTATTGCAAGAGCAAGCCGATCACTACTACCAGCAACTCCTATCTTTAATTGGTTTTCTGCGTCGTTTGATAAATTGTTCCACCTCCGGCGGTGGGTAATCCTCATGGCACTGCTTCATGTCGCTCACCTCCCGCAGTGCTTTGTTGGCACAATAGTACCACGGTTTACGTTTCCACACAATACCATTTATATGCTATTTTAACCATGTTTTTGTACTATAATTGCACTATTTTGGTGCTATTTTGCAAAAGAGGTGATAAATCGTGTCCCCGAATCAAGCCGAGTTGATTCGGAAAATCCGAACCATGAGAGATAAAAAGGGAATTACATACCAGCAGATTGTAGATGCTTGTGAATTAGCTGGGGAGTCTGTGTGCAAAGCCACCGTCCAGAAGGTCATGACAGCTCCGATATAATCAGCCGAGCAATGCAGGCCTGCAACGATCCAGGCGATTGCCCGTGCGGTCATTGGAGATGCATACAATCCAGACACCGTGCCGCAGGAAAACGTAGAGGCGCTAAGGGTTATGCTGGCTGCCCGCGAAGAGATAGACAAAGAGCGTCAGCAGGGGATCGTAGACCGCACCGAGCGAATCAGTCACATGCAATCCACCATAGAGGAGCAGCAGGCAGAAATAAAGAGAAAGTCTAAGACGATAAAGATCATGATAACCTGGGCAGCTATCGCCACGTTGCTGCTTATATTGGTTGCTGCCGGGCTACTGTCCTATTTGATATGGGATCGCATGCACCCAAACATTGGGATAATCCAGCAATGAGGGAGAACGAAAAGGTTAGCCCTCAAAAAAACAAAAAATGCCCCCGGTGTACCGAGCACCGAGGGCATTACGCAGATATCGGGGAGTAAAAAGGGAGAACCCAATTTGGAGGAATCTGCACAATTATTATAGCGCAGGCCCTCCATAAAATCAAGGAGGAATAAACATGCGTGTAGCGCTGTATGCGCGAGTGTCCACGGAGGAGCAGGCCATACACGGCTTGTCAATCGGGGTGCAGCAGGAAAATTTGAAAAAATGGGCAAACGAAAACCATCATACGATAGTGGGCGTGTACGTTGATGCCGGAATCTCAGCCAGAAAGCCAGCATCAAAGCGTCCGGATTTGCAGCGGCTTTTGGGCGATGTTAGAGCTGATAAAATTGAGATGATTGTATTTACCAAGCTAGACCGGTGGTTTCGCAACGTGAAGGAGTATTATAAGGTGCAGGATGTTTTGGACGAGCACCGTGTCTGCTGGAAAACGATTGAGGAGGAGTACGAGACAGAGACCAGCGCTGGAAGATTTAAGGTCAACATCATGCTATCGGTCGCGGAGTCAGAGGCTGACCGTACATCTGAGCGAATCAAAACCATAAACAAAAATAAGCGGGAGAATGGTTTGTGCCATCACGGCACGCAACCGCTTGGGCTAAAAATCGTCAAAGGCAAACTGGTGGAAGACCCTGAAACTGCCCCTGTTGTCCTAGATGCGTTCCGGCATTTTATCGCCACTCAATCCGTCACCTCAACCGGGCGCTATCTCCTATCCGAGTATGGTATCACCCGCTCCTACAAAAACACAAAGCAGATGCTCAAAAATAAGCGGTATATTGGCGTTGCAGATAACGGTGAGCAGTTATACCCACCCATCATCCCACCGCAGGATTTTGCCCTTGCTCAGTCCATCATGGCGGAGCGTTCCACCCGTCACAGCGGGGATTTTACGCAAAAACATATATATCTATTTACCGGCATAGTGTTCTGCGCCGAGTGTGGCCGTCGCCTGTCCGGCACCATGTCCCACGTCCACGGCGGAGAATATGTGTACTACAAGTGTCCAAGCTATGCAGGGCGCGCCTGCGTCCATCGTCGCCGGGAACGTGAAGAAGATCTGGAGCAGTACATGGTTGATAACATCCTATCCGGCTGCATCGACTACAATACTGCAATCGCCCAGCAGAGCGCGGCAAAGAGCCAGGCCATAGACCGTGCCGCAATCAAGCGCAAGATGGAGAAGCTCAAAGATCTGTATCTATCCGATTTGATAGACCGCGAGATGTATGAGGATGATTATTTGGAGCTTAAAAAGCAGCTGGAAGCGCCAGAGCCGGAAAAACGGGAACCGATAGATATTGATGTGTTAAAGTCCGCAATTGGCGCGTACGGCGGCCTGGAACCGTTGGAGCGCCGGGAATTTTGGCGGAGAATTGTTAAAAAAATCTCCGTCGATCAGGACGGGGTCATAAATTTTGAACTTGTTGGCTATATTTAACTTTTGGTGTACTCACGGTTAATTATAGCCAAATAATAGAGGGGCGGATAACCGCCCCTCTACCTATATACTTCGCAGCCGCTCCATCACACTGCGATACGCTTTTGGCATTGATACTCTGAGCGTGTCCATGAGATCATCCATGATATCCATTACTGCCTGATTGTCGCGGCCAGAAATGGTACGCAAAAAATCGCTATCGCCGGAGACGCCCACTACAGGTGCAGCGGAATACGAGTATGGCACATAATCGGCCCCTATTATATGATCTCTTACTGTGTGCAGTGTAGCTAGTTTGGAGCAGTTTGCTAGGGTAGTTTCGCCGCTTTCCAACTCCAGAATGGCGGCGTTAATCTCGTCCAAATCAAGCATACGCCCCTCCTGGGCTATGCCCGATCCAGAGCATCCACACAGCGCTGGAGCACCTCGCGTTCTTCGCCGCTCGCGTTGCGCATCATCTCTCGCGCACGGTCTCGGAATGCCTCAATGCTGTCGGTGCGGCTATAGCCGTCAGTCCCACGACGGCTATAATGGCCCTTGACATAATGGGTTCCCCGGCGGCTGGCGTAGCTATTGCCGCGCCCATAGGTACCGCGCATGTCGGCCTCCCATGCGCCGTCACGGCTATAACCGTCATCTTCCAGCATATCGATTTTGTCAATATTTTTGATGGTGTCGGTCAGCTTGTGCACGATATCTAGGTCACCGGCTCCAAGCTCGCCCTTCCGGCTGATCTCGTCCAGCTCTTTGCAAAGCATTTCCCGCAGCTCGTCCATTGCCTGCATACTCATTATATATCCCTCCCTTATGCCACGCGCTCAATAATCAGATTGCTATTGGCAAAATTGATCGTTTGGGTGCTAGTGTTTTTCACCGCGACGGTTGCGCAGCAACCACGCGGCACCTCGACAAATGCTGCAACATAGATGTTAAAATAGTTCTCCACTGCGGCAGGAGTAACAGTGGCGGTGGTGCTTGCCAGGGCTTCGCCGTTAATTGCCAGGGCCGCAGTGATTGCCTCAACAGTGCCGCCAGTAGGCACGGCGATGTTTCCGCCGAAGCTGATCTTATATCTCGCCTTGCACTGATTTGTAAGACCCCGCAGGGTGACAATACCAGCGCCCTCACGGTGCACGACACACGATTTGCCGGATACGGCAGTTTCCGTCAGCGGTACGTTTTGACCAGCATCTACCGCCACAATGCTACTATTTGTGTACTCGGCCATTTGTTTTCTCCTTTCAAAAAGCGGCGGGGTGTGATCCCCGCCGCGTAATCATTATCGGCAGGAGCCGAACAGTCCGGGGTGCCCGAACAGTTGATCTATATGCCGTTAGCAGCCAGCGCATCCGGTATACGATCCGGCAGCCCAGGGGTTGCAGGACGCATAAGCCGGGATGGGGGTAGGCCGGAGCTGGGACACCAGGTAGCTGTTCTGCGCCGCCTGAGATGCTGCCAGCTGGGCCGCGAACAGCTGCTGATTCTGCTCGGCAATCTTGCTGTCCTTCGCCGCGATCTCCTGAGAGGTCAGGCGCTGGTCAAGGCTCCGGAAACCGCAATTCATCGCGTCGATGATGTCCCGGGTGGTGTTCTGGATGGTGTTGCGGGTGTCGCAGCTCTGGGTTGCCAGGTTGTAATTTACGCCCTGGATTGCCTCTCTGGTCTCGCAGCAGCAATTAGCCTGCTGCATCGCCATGTTGTTAAGCTGCTGCATAAGCGCCGCCTGCTGGTTGCAGCGGGACAGCTCTGCCTGAGAGAATCCACCGGTAACAGCCTGTGTCACGCCTGCAAAGCCGTTAAGCATACCGGTATTCATCGCGTAAAAGCCGTCGCAAATGCCGTTGTTTACACTGTCAAGCTTGCGCTCGATGTTGGCAAAATCGGAGGTCAGCACATAGCCATCAACGGCACCCGCGCCGTTGCCATTAATGCCGCCGTTGCCCCAATTGCCGCCCCAGCCGCAGAAAACGAACAAGAACAGGATGATGATCCACCATGCGCCGTCGCCACCGAATCCCCAGCCGCTATTGCCGCCGTTGTTGGTCACAGCCGCGATATCAGCAGGGGTCATCTCGCTAGTTGTCAGAGACATTATGTCTCCCCCTTTCAAAATTTTGATTTATGTCAATTCCGGCCGGAATCGCTTACTTATTACCCAGCAGCGCCTGGAACTGCTTCGCAGCCGCCTGAAGCTGGTCTAATTGCTGTTGCGACATTTTGCCGGATTGCAACAGCTTTTGCACCTCCGCTTTAGGGTCGCCATGAAAGTTTGCCTTAAACTGCTGGAATTGCTGCATCATCTGTGCAAAGTTGCCCAGTGGCCCTGGCATCTGGCTCCCGCCTAGGGCGTTAAACAGTGGGTTCGGCATTCTGCGTGGCCTCCTTTTTGCTCAGCGCGTCTACTCTGGCAGCGAGCGCGTCATACTCCTGCCGTGTCACATACTCCAGCTTAGGGGCCGCCGCCGGGGCTTGACCATGAGCCTGTACCCGCTCTGTATAGTCGATGATTCGCATCGACGGCATGCCGGATGCATCGCAGGATTTGATGTAGACTGTCTGATTCTCGCTGTCCCACAGGGGGACAGTGCAACCAGCGGAAACGAGGTAGCTTTTTGCCCCTGACTCTCCCTGCACCCAAATCATGCCTGGCTGCTGGTTCTGCCGGTACTGCGCAAACTGATCCTGCGTGGGTTGGCTCTGCATTGGCTGATTGTACATATTAGGTTGGTAGCCAAAATTATAGCCGCCATATGGTGTATAGGCCATGTCTATCCCTCCTTAGTCCAATAGTAGATGGGTGTTTCGCCGCCGCTGTCCCATGTGTCTATCCAGTCCCCATCCCGGACGCATACCACATGGCTAGGGAGTGCCAAAACATAAGTCCCGATTGGGTGATCCGTCGCAAAGTCTGCCACGGTGTAGCAGTCCGGGCATGTGTTAGGCAAGGCGTGTCGTGTATAGCCATGATGTCTGAGATATGCTCCCCAAACGCGGTTAGCCGACGGCAAATCATATAGCTGGAGGCCCTGGGCACATATCCCTATGTATGTGTCCTCCCACGGCAAATCTTCGGCGGCGCAAATGGATCTGATAACGCAGTCCCCAACATTTTCACGGTCTGGGTTTGCGTTGTAAGCACGCCACATTTGCCCCACCTCCTGCTTATACCGTACCAAATTTTTGGTAAACCCACCATGCGGAAAAAATCCCATAAAAATCTCTCAAAAATATCATTTTGCTCTTGACATTCCGCACGTTGTGCGGTATAATAGAGACAGTTAAGGGAGATACCAAATACAAGGAGGAAACAAAAATGACTGACTACGATGTAGCGCTAACCATCTACGATAAATTACCCGCAGACATTGCCCGGGTCTCGCTGGAGGATGCCCAACAAATCCTTGCAGGGGTGGGTCTGTCCGAAGATGATGACGATCTGGATGATATTGATATGGATACTGTAGTTGAGTATGTCAACAAGTGGCTTAAGGAGGGTGAGATATGACCACAGCGGAGCAGATTAAGGCAATCAGGGCCAGCACGGGCCTTACACAAAAAGAGTTTGAAAAGGCGTTTGGAATCCCCAGCCGGACCTATGAGGCGTGGGAAATGGGGGAGCGAAAGCCCCCCCATTACGTCATCAGATTGTTAGAAATAGCCAGTGCAAAATTAAAAAAAGTTGAAGAAAACGCTTGACATTCCGCACAGCGTGCGGTATAATAGAGACAGTTAAGGGAGACAACAACCACACAACAGGAGGAAATAACAATGAAACTTTATTACATGAGCACAAACGGATGGAACGCAGTCTTGGCAATCGACGGTGACAGCGCTTGCTATTACACGGACAGCTATGAGGACGAGAACGTGGTGGACGAAAACGGCGAAATCATTGCGTACTACCCCGCACGGCATCCCGATTGGCACAGCTGGGACGCGGATGAGTATGAGTCGGCAGCAAAGAAATACCTTGCAGCTCTTGCCGATTGGTGCAGCTTTGGCGATTTCCTGCCAGGCACATGGGAGGGCCCCGTGTCCGAGCTGAACGACTCCGAGTGGCCGAATTGGGAGGCCGACGTGGTTGCAGAGTACGACACGGAGGCAAAATGATGGAATCCGCCGAACAGATTAAGGCATTGCGGGCCGCCATCGGGCTGACACAAAAAGAGTTTTCGGCCCGGTTTGGCATCCCTCACCGTACGCTCATATCATGGGAGACCGGAGCCCGCACCCCGCCGGATTATGCAATCAACCTCCTGCGACTCGCCGTGTATAGCGTTATCGAGAAACCACGGTGGCAAGCAGGCTGTGAGCAGATTGTTACCATGCCATACAGTGAGTTTTGTGACAACTGGCACAAGTGCAAAACCATAAAAAACAGCTACAGCCCGTCACAGAAGACGATTGACGTTTGCATACCGGAATATCTTTATGATCTCTGGCAGGTGATCCCTACGCGGAACATGGAGGATTACCGTCAAACCCTCATAGACAGCGGGGCCCCTGAGCTTGCCACCACGCAGCACGTGCTAGAAATTTTTGCCGATCAAATGCGTGGGAAAACCATGGATGACTGCACCGCCACCTCTGAGGATGATATCAGGTGGATAAAAAAAGCCCTGGATATCGCAAACGGAGATTGGAGAAATTAAAAGGAGGAATTACTATGGAATCAAAGGCCGACGTATTGGAGCGCTGCAAGGATAAAATCCTCGCATATTATGAGAATTTGAATCAAAATCTTGGAATTGCCGCCGATGCAGTGAGCGCCAGCATTTATAGCTACAATCGCTCTGTTTACGCCGACAAATCCATTGAGGGCACTGTCCGAAACGACATGACCTCACATTATTTTGAGGTGGCAAGGGAAGTGCGCGCCCAGCTAATCAAGGAGCACGGGGACGCATACGCCAAGTTGGAGGCTCTGCGCAAATACTATTGCCGTGATGGCCTCGCCCTTGTCAAGCAGCTCTTTGACAGCAGGCCCCAGGGGGAAAAGGACGCGGAGGAAGAACGTGAGCTCAATGACGCATACTCCGTTTGCTATGAGTGGATCAACAGCAAAGAATCTCCGTGATCCTCAAAAACTACTTGACAAAATCGTTTTTTGATGCTACTATAAATTTGTCTGGGGGACAACCTCAGTGGATTGAAAAGTGTACTTTGTTTAGATTAGTTGCAGCGCGGTCTACCGATGCACAGTCGCAAAAATTCCTCTCCATTTTTGGAGGGGAATTTTTGTAAAACGCCTTGACAGGATCATGTTTTGATGCTATCATGTGTTTGTCAGGGCGCAAGCCCCGTGGATTGAAATGTGTACTTTGTTTAGATTGGTCATTAGCGCTGAAGTACAATCGGAAAAATCCCCCACCTTTTGGTGGGGGATTTTTCTATACCCTCTTCATTTTCCGTTTTACGTTGCCTGATATGTGCCGTATCCCGCCAATGGAATACCCCATTACCTCTCCGCAACTCTCGATTGTAACCCCTGCGGCGCGGAGGTCGAAGAACTCCCGCTCCAGACTGGTAAAATTGCAGGCTGCCCGGAAATGCTCCAGCTCTGGTGTTGTATAGTCCTTGATCTGCATCTCCGTCCCCTCCTGTTACCGGCTCAGGATAATCAGCACCCGTAGTGCACTCAGCGGCATATCCAGCACCATATCATCGCCGCTGCCGCTTTTGCCCTTTAGCTTCCCGGCGTCCACCAGCTTGTCCAGCTCCTTGCGGTACCCATTCGGCACCTCGCCCAGGGTGTGATACCACGGCTCAATGGGCTGTAGCTTGCCGTCACTGCCCAGTCCGACAACCATGTTGGTCTGCATATCGCCGTCGGCACCCAGATAATAGGTGTCACCTCCGGCCTCTACCTGCCACGTATTGCTCAACATATAGCCCTCCTTGTCAAAGCTGTACCACTTGCCGTCGATCTTCGCCCAGCGGCCCTTATAGTAGGTATTGGAGGTATCCGCATACCACCAACCCTTGCTATCCTGATGCCAGCCTACCGTATATTTGCGGCTGCTGGTGACACTGCCGGAGTGCGCCATTACGTTGATGTCAAACCGTCCAGAGCATCCGGGGATTGTGTAGCTGCTGCTGTACTGCCAAAAGTCCCAGCTGTTGGTGCTGGCCTTGTCGGCATACTGGGCATACCACTGGGCGTATTTGCCGATCCGATCCTTGTCCACATAGTTGCGGAGATAATCTAAGTTATAGTACACGCCAGGAGTATAGCCCCCTGCTTTGACAGCCTCGCAAAATGCCACTGTATGGGCGTTAAACGCTTCCCTGCCCAACGTCACGCCCTGTTTTTTGGCGTAATCGACGGTATCATACTCAAAATCGTAAAACACCGGAAGGGCAATCTTGTCCTTGTAGGGCTCCAGCATCTTGAGAACAAATGCCGCCTCATTCTTCGCCCCGGAAGCGTCCAGCGCATAGGAGAAATGATAGATGCCCACATGGATGCCCTGCGCAAGGGCACCTTCGATATTGCGCTTAAAATAGGTATCAGTGTGGCCGGTGCCGTAGCCGGTGCGGATGATTGCAAAGCTGATACCCGCCTTTTTGATCTTTGCCCAGTCCAGAGCGCCGTTGTGCTCGGAGACATCAATGCCAATGAGTTTAGCCATCATTATCCTCCTTTACCTCCGGAAGCCCCGCGATACTCGTCAGCAGGCTCACGATGCCCGCCAGAGCCGCAGTGCCCACCACGGTAACCCAGTCAACCGCCCCGATGGTTACGGCGGCGGGGATCATTGCTACAGCCGTCTGCGCCACGGTTTTTACGGCGCGGATGCCCGCTGCTTTCCACCAGTTTTTCGTTTTAATGGTCATGATTATCAGCCTCCAAATCTTTAATCCGATGGTTAATTACCTTGATCTGCTCCTCCACCACCGGCATACGCCGGGCGAATCCATTGTGCTCCCTGACCTCCCGGGTCAGCTCCTCAATTTTGGTGTCCGTCACCGCCTGTTTTTGCTCCAGCGTGGCCTGCATCTCTCTGGCAGTACGGCGGTTGGTGATAACCACGCCCACCAGCGCCAACCCGCCGGTGATGAGAGACGGAGCGACTGCTATGATGATCTCCTGCATACTGCCTCCTCACGGCTCCGGGTGCAGCATACCGATCAGCTCCGTGTACTGCGTTTCCGTGAGCTTCCCGGCGGCGTAAAAGATGTCGAGTTTATCCTCCATTCCGTCGGTCTGCCCTCTCTCGATCATGCGTTTGAGTGTCCTGTACAACATTTGCTTACCTCCTTATTCTGCGAGCCCAAGCTCCAGCATAGTGAGCCGGTACTCATGATCCACGATTAGTGCACTGATGTCCTCGGCCTCTGATGGTGGCGCCGGAACCAACTTTGGATCCACCATAGCCTCGTACTCCGCGACTTCCTCCGGCGTAGCATCGCGTACAACGCCGTTGATGTATATCCTCATCACGCATCACCTCCCGTATATGGAGAGTGTCCCAGCGACGGCCTTGTACAATGGGTTTGGGACCATGAGCGTTATTTTTGTTGCAGGGCCAACGCCGAGTATGCCGCTCTGGGAGGATGAGATATACGCTGATGGACTCCCAGTTGGATCAGCTCCGGCGTGGGTGTTCTGCAGTCGCGGTTCCCAAAAAATTCCGTTGTATCTTACGGTGCCGGCAAAATTCCAGCTGTCTGAGCTGCTGCTTACCTGTATCGGCACTAAGTTCGCGCAGATCCTTTGATCGTTGATATACAGGGCATAATAGCTCTGGATTGTAGCTGTGCTTTTTACCCCCAGACTGATAAAAATCAGCTCTGTGAGGTTTGCAAGCTCGGACTGGGTGATAACGTGTACGGAGTTTTGCTCAAAGTCGATTTGGGCGATTAAAGTAGGCTCTCCTTTAGCGCCCCCTCCACTCGCCATATCCACCGGCACCCACGCGGTCGGCACACCGTTATCATCCACAGCCGCAATTTTGACGGTCTGGCCAACCGTAGCACCGGTGACATCCAGCCCAGCACCGGCGGGGCCGGAATCGCCCTCCTTCGCCATGAGGTCCCACTCAGTGTCAACGCCCGGCACAGCTCCGATAGTTGGCGTATCACTGGAAAAAATGTAGGAGCTGCCATCATATGATACGGCATCCAATTTGCTGTACTGTGTAGTCGCGGAGTAGGCGCCGCGCCAGTTGATGGGCTTACCGTCGGTGCCGGGGTTTCCATCGTCACCGGCGGGGCCCTGTGGCCCGGTTGCGCCCTTGGGGCCTTGTTCACCCTGAGGGCCAGTATCCCCTTTAGGCCCCTGCGCGCCGTCAAATGCTCCACTCTCTTTTGCTTGCTTCAGCGCCGCGTCTGTAGCGCTCTGTAGGTCATCCTGCGTGATGTAATCGCCCTTCGGCTGTAGATTTTCTGTAGCGGCACTCACGGCGCTTGCAACGTCCTCCGCCGTTGCAGCGCCAACGTCCTTCGCGGCAATCTCTACAACGCCGGTTTTTCCGTTGACGCTGGTGACGCCTGCAACCCCGCCGCCTGCTTCCAGCGCTTTGATCCGCTCATCCAGCTGCTCCCACGTTTTGACCTCCGTGGGGGTATACACATAGTCTGACGGTTTTGGCCTGCGTTCCACCGGAATTCGCGCGGCATCCATGGTGTGATCATCTTTATACGTCCAGAGGAGGATATCTCTCGGCTTCTGCGTCAACTCCGGCGCGATCTCAACCCAGCCGTCAACGACATCAAACGGGACAGCAACATTGCCCCACTTAAAGTGCACCGTCGGCGCACCATCCGGAATCTTGACCTTTTGGCCTTTGTCCCACTGGAAAAAATGGTCTAAGCCATTCGACAATTCTACATTCATAAAATCACTCCTTTCATGCTGTCCTAACCAACTTCGGCGTCCACAGGTCTGTGCCGCTGTATGCGGAGGCCGTGGGCGTTTTGGAGATATAGATGTTGCAGTAGAAGGACATTGGGCTGTCAATGGAAAACGTTGCCCCGTAGCCCTTCTCCCAGACCAGCGCCTGGGATTGGCTGACACTTGCTGTGGGTGCCGCCCCATAGCTGGCGGAGGTATAGCCCACCACCTGAGAGGTGATGGTGCGGCCATCAGAAGGATATAACCGCAGCCCCCAGTACGAATAGTCCACCCGGGCCCGGCGATCCTGATAGGCAGGGGTGCCGGAGAGCCGGTAGGTGCCCGCTGGGAGATACAGGGGATAGCTGGAAGACACAATGGGGATTGTGGTGGAAGCCGTCGCGCCAGAACAGGCGGTGGTTACACTCGATTCCGAGGCCGTTGCCGTGACCCCGGAGGAGTAGGTTTTCCTGTCACCAAAGATCCACGGATACGCCAGATAGTTGTGATTGGGGTCGAAGGTATAGGACTGCTGGGGAAGCCGCTCATAATCGGGCCGCGCAAAGAAGACGATATCGGCATTCCGGTTGGCATAGTTTGTGCGCACAACGGTATTTGCGACATCCGTCACGTTGTAATACTGGTCGATATTGTCCGACACGATGGAGACGTGGGTGATGGACATAAAGCGGCTTGTTTGATGGGTCGAGTGGAAAATCAGGTCTCCGGGCCTCCGCAAGGAGGCATCGGTAAAGGCCCGACCTGCCGTCCAATAATAGGCGGCCAGGTCGGCGGCATAGCGCACCATGCCCCCCAGGGTTGCCGACTGGCGGATATGATCGTCAGCCCAGGTGTAAGCGTTATTCGTTGCTAAATCCGATGCATTGTAAGTGGCATTTGCACTCGTGTTAACATAGGGACTTTTTTGGTACGGAATCCCACGCATGACGAGATGAATATACGTGGAGCAGTCAATGAGTCCCTGCCCGGACGCATCGTTGAGGGGCGCGCCGTCGAGAAACGTTGCGCCGCCGGAATAGACGAATTTCCGACCCGAAGCCCGGGCAATCCAGTAGCTTTTTGCCACGTCCACCGCCTCCAGCGCTCGGGGCTCACAGTAGGTCAGGAAGCCGTCAGCCCAGCGGTAGCGCTTGAGCTGGTTGATCTTTTGATAAAAAAGAGACGCCTGAATTTGCTCAGTTTCCCCAGAACTTGCCCGGATGGCGTCAGCGATTTGTTGGAGCTTGTCCGTCTGGGTACTCATATCAGTAACTCGCCTCCCACGTCGATACAACCGCCACCTGAATCTGTTGTGTGACATATGTCTGGGTGGCATAGCCGCTTAACTCTGCCTTGGTTGATGCACTGATGCTCGCCGATGTCCTCTGCACATCCCGCTTGCTCGCCGTAGAGCTGATTTTGCGTTGGTGATTTGCGACAATCCTTGGATAGCTCTCTTTAACATATCCAATGTCAATACTGTTATAGCGCTCATGCAGGACATCATATTCTGCTGCCACGCAAGTTGCCGTGGAGGATACACCGAGGGTCTCAAAATAGATCGTTACCGTGTCGCACAAACCGACCTTCTCGATTTGGCTATCTTGCACAAAATCAACTGTTAAACTCACCCTAGGCACGCCAATCTGGTTATCCGTCATATATTTAGTGGCACGCGTCCGGAGTTGTTCTACTGTTGGTGCATTTTCCCACTCGTCGCTTAGGTCAAGCGGGAGTATGCGCGTTACAGGATAGGTTCCCTCGGCATTGAGCACATATTCCGGTAGCTGCACAAGCGCCCCCTCAGTGTCCGTCCAATACGGGTATACGCCTGTATACACGTTCTCACAGGATTCCTCTTGCGTGAGATCGACAAGGTTTTTCCCGTAGCGGATCACAACACCATTGTTGCTTCCGCGAGCCTTATGTAGTTTGACCTTGTATCGGTCAAACTCATATTCCCCGCCGTAGACATCCAAGATTCCACCTTCGGTACCGCCCAAAAGCTCCCAAATTGACGTTGGTACACTGACAGTCATCGTCGCCTCCGTCTCTTTGTCCGTCTCAAACGCATAGGGACAATCAGCTGCCGCATTATCCGTCAGGGCTCGCATCGCAGCGGGTGCCGACGTAGACTTAAACGGCTTTACCGGTATGCCCATGAGGTCATATGCAACGTGCCGTGCGCTTACTGTGACGTTTCCGAGGATTGGCTTGGATATATCATAGATTCTAAATGGCTGGTTTCTGCTGGATTCATCTGGCTTTGCCAGGATGATGCGCTGTAATTTAAGGTCATCAAAATGAATCCCAAGCACTGGATACTCCATCTCCAACTCATAGGAGCCGTTCCGCTCCTGGGTCACTGTGCAACTGATAGCATCGGTCAGGACACCAAGCCCATTTTTAGAGTACGATGTTTCCGTCTCGTCGTATAAAATTGGTCTCATAGTCTCCACCACCTAGGTACAATTTGCATTTTTGCGATTGAGATATCGCCAACCCACGATATTTCTGTGTCCCCAGGTGGCAACGTCGGGAAATTAAGCGTCTGTATCTTATTGTTGGCATTGGCAATCGCCCCACCTAGCCCTATTGAGTATGCGTTTTGCGTCTCGCAGTCAATCATAATATTAGAGCTAACATCAGAGAGCACGACTGTTGCACTGCCAACCTTTAACGCCCCAGAAGTCCCTCCGCCGCCGGTTATATATATTCTGATTAGCGGCTTTGCCTCAAACCAACTATTGTGCAAGGTGTCTCCATTTGTGATATCTAACGCAGTCTCGCCGGTTTTTAAGTATTTTTGCGGCTTGCAATCAAATTTGATCTTAAACGGGGCCAAAACCCCCTGCAGAATTTCACGGTCTCCGCTGTCTGTAACGGTCGCCATCGTATACACATCCGGCTCGTTTGATAGCTCGAGCCGCTTGTATACCGGAGATTGTGCCCACTTCTGCGCCTGTGCAAAATACCCGGATGCATCGTTATCAAGAATAAAACACCTTGCAACTGCCTCTCGATTTTCGTACGAGCCGTCCCAGTAGTCCAGCGTTCCGTTTCTACCGGGAATCGTGATTTTTTCAATGTTTGGTTTTGCCCCGTCGAGCACGATTTCACGCTGCATCTGTATTTTGAGGGTGCGGGAGTCCACACCGTCATAGATAAAATACGGGTTATCCGCCAAGCGCTGCCACCTCCCGCCTATACCGTCTCACGAGCACATCAGAGACCACGTCTGCCAACTCGTTTGCATCTGTGTATTTTGCACCATCAATGTTGATGTAATTGTTGATTACATTTCCGCCCCGAACTGCCGTTGCATAGCGCTCGGCGCCAGCGGCCACGCCAAGCTCATACGGCAACGCATTTATCCCGTCGTAAGCAGCGTCGGACACCTCACTAGATGCCCGCTCCAGGCCGCGAAGCACGTCCGGTGCAGTCATACCGATGGAAACGCCCTCTGTTATCATTTTCCCGATCCCGTCCCGGAATACGGTGGACGGTGAATGAATGCCCAGGACATGCTTTGCGGCATTGTAAGCGGCTCTGGCCACACTTTGCGCAGCACTAGTAACCAGGCTTTTGCCGCCCCAGATTCCGCTTGCCATGCCATAATCCATGTTGTAACCGACCGAATAAAAACTCACGTCCCCAGCCGAAGCCTTTGCACTGGTTGCAACGCTCCTGGCCGCTGAGGTAGCCGTTCCGGTTTTTTGCTTAATCCCGCTAGCGAGGTCAGACATTGCGTCCTTGCCGGTTGCCGTAAAATCAATAGCTTCCATCGCATCCTGGACATCTTCCATCGAGGATTTCGCCGCAGCTTTGGACGGTGCGGTGCCGCCTTCAATGCTATTTTTGACCTCCAACATACCTTGGTCTGCAGCGTCAGCAAAAAGTGGGCCAAATTCGGCCAGCGTCCCATCGACGTCCTCCGCCATTGCCGCAACCTGAGCAGCAGCGCCAATCCCCATATCCTGCAGGGACTGGACAAATGCAATTTTACTTTGATCGCCACTCGCAACAGCTCTAGCCATTAATGCCGCAATATTACTGTTCCATGTCGTATAGGCCGCAATGTTGCTCTCCAGTGCCGATTTCATTTCCGCGACGCTTTGGCCCGTTGACGTCTTTACCTCCGTAAAATTGTTGACAACGCCGTCAACAGCGCTGGAAACCTGAGCCCCCCATTCTTCGGCTGTTACCTCGTTATCAATCAGCCATGCAGACAGATTGGACAGAGATACACCGGCATTTTGGGCAGCAGTGACAAAACCGGGATATCCGTCCGTAAGCTCCTGATTGGTTGCTGCTAGATTCAGCGTTTCCAGAGCCGTATTTACAAGGCTGAGCGTGGTTTCATCAAGCTCGCCGTCTAGGCTTTCTAGCTGTCCGGTCAGATCATCGTACTTGTCCCGCAGGTCTTCACCAGCTTCAAGCGCGTTATAAGCCTCAGTGCCGATATCCGCCAAGGATTTTTTAAGGTCTTTCGCGGCCTTTTGCTCGTCTGTGAGTTCCTCCGCTGTGTCATCGGCAGATTCGCCAACATCGTCTGTAGACTCTGCAACTTCATCCAGCACGTCCTTGAGATCATCCACAGTGATGCCGAGATACCCAGCAGCTTCGTCCGCTGTAAGCAACCCGTTATCTACTAGATTCGCGACTTTTTCGCGGTAGGATTCTGTGGACTCCGTCAAATCGTCTTGCCTGGTGCGTAATGCGTCCATTTCCTCGTACGTGACAATTGTACGATCCGCCAAATTGTCAAATGTAAGGCTTAGATTGTCAATGTAATCTTGGCCTGCCAAAATGTCCTTAAATTCTACCTTTTCTCCCGTCAGCTTGTAAACACTATCGGCAATCTCGTCAAGCCTGGTGTGCATTTCATCGGCAGAAATTTCGCCGTCAAAAAAGCTGTCGGAAAGATCGCCAATTTCACTTGACAGTTTGGAGTATTCCTGAGCAGCGTTTTTCGTCTTGTTCTCGGTGGTATCTGCATATTGCGTTTCAGCGTCCGCAAGCTCTCCACTGACAACTGACAGCTCATGTAATGACTCCCCGTACGCAGCTGCGCCCTTTGCGACATCCTCGTACAACTGCATCTGAGCGCGTTCTTTCTCGCGCTGTGCAAGTGCTTCTTCATATTCGATTGCATCTGCAAGCTCGTCATTCGATTCGGACTGCGCTATTTTTGCATTTCCCGTTGCCGTTGCCAGCTGGTTTCTCACGGAGGTAAGCTCTTTCTCAATGTTGGCCAGCTCACTGGACGATGTTTCTGAGTTCTCCGCTTGCTCTTGCAGCGCCCTATACCTGGAGACTAACTCTAGGATATTGTTGGAGCTAGTCACCCGCGCCTGAGCCGCCTCAATGTCCCCGAGTGCGCGGGACACCTTATTGGCTGGGTCTACCGCATCCCCAATTGCGCGGACACCGACCGTCATAAAATTGGCGATAGCCGGTGCGACATTTTCAAACGCTGTGGCTACTGCTCCGGCGGTCTGCTCCCCCAACGCAATAATATCCTGATCGGTGTCAACCATGCCAGTGAGCAGGTTGCCAATGGATGCCTTGGCGCTAGCCATACTGCCAGAGATTGTCTCAGATGCTTCCAGCGCAGTAGTGCCGGTCACACCCATCTCGGTCTGCACAACGTGGATAGCATCGACAATGTCTGCATAGCTATCAACGCTGTAATGGGCAACCTCGCCCTGTTTCTTTTTTAGTGCCTCTGCGTCTTTAAGCAGCCGCTCCATCTCGGTCTTTGTGCCACCATAGCCCAATTTGCAATGTGTTAGCTCCGCTTTAGATTTACGGCATATAGCGGATGTTCAGACTGTCGCTTCACCCCATCGGGTGCCGTCTCGCTCAGTCGTTCACGCTGGCATTACCCTTGCGCCCTGTCTCCCCACCGTGGGGATTCCAAGTCAATCAGAGACGGTTCGCATCGCGCACTTCATTTATGCTGCGCGTGCCCCCATATTGTTAAGGTTATCAAGCATGGTGTAGTTCTGTTTGGCAAAGCCCTGGTACGCATTCTGGATGGCCTCCATCGACGTGCCCATCTTGTTAGCATTGTCCGCCATATCGGTGACGGCCATGTCGGCCTTGTCGGCGGCTTTTGCGGTATCATTGCCGAGGCTTTGCAAAAGAGACGCAGAAAAAGAGGTGACCGTTTCCATATACTCGTTGGCGGACAGTCCAGCGGTCTTGTAAGCGGTTTTTGCATAGCCCTCGACAATAGATGCGCTGCCCTTAAAAAGCGTTTCTACGCCGCCCACAAGCTGCTCATAGTCGGCATAGCTAGACACAGCCGCCTTGCCTACATCATATACAGCCTCTGCAATTTTCTTAATCGTGGCCGCCTTAGCGATTTTGCCAAATGTATTTTTTAACACGTCTCCAAACGAGACTGTTTTAGATTGCGCTCCGTTGAGAGATTTCTCGTATTCGCCTGTTTCCAGCGTGATCCGGGCGCAAAGATCAAATACATCCAAAAGCTTTATCCTCCTTTCCCATCGCGTCTAGTTTTGCGCAGATGTTGTCAATTATTTCTCCAGCGCTGCGAGTTTCAGCGGGAGCGGGGTAGACGAGATCAGCATACCGTTTAGATGGGGCCATACCGCCAGCGTATTTTGCCGTATTCTCTGCGATCATCTTGATGGTATCGGTGACATAGCACTGATACCGCAGTCTGTCGCAGTCGCGACGATAACACGCGGCGGCATAGCCCAAAAACGCTTTTACTGTCCGGGCACCTCGGTACTCGCCGAAGCAGAGCCAGAGGGTTCGTCCTTGGTCTGCTCCTGCGAGGTAAAAAAATTGCGCAAATCCTTGTCGTTGAGCACTTCCAGCAGCTTTTTAGGCAGCGTCACAACATTGATTTTCTCCCGGTACTCGTCCGGGGTCTCGTGATCCAGCGCGGCGAGAATGGCAATCACCGCTTCTTTGTGTTTTTTAATCGCAATAGACACAGCTTTTAGCTGCTTCTGCCCTCTAGTTTTATTGGGGTTTTTATCCCGCCACGCGGCGGCAATGTCGGCATCAGCGAGGATTTCCACGGCGGGCTCAAGCAACTCCGCCAGGACTTCCAGCGCATCATCACCGCGATACTCAGACAGTTTCATTTTTAACCTCCGATGCCCGTTGCAGCTGCGGCGCTATAAAATTCCATAGGCACCTCGCTCTGCTTTTTGATAGATACATGCCCGGTGAGCTCCACGGTGATCTGGCCCTTGCCGTTGTCGGTGGTTTTGAGCGAGAAGCCTCCAGTGGAAAGCGCATTTTTGAGCTGGATTGCGACCATGCCGCCATCTGCCCGGTCGCCAACCCACCAGATGTCTCCAAAATCGCTCTGAGCCAAATCTACTCGAGGTACAATTTTGGTGGTGTCCGTGCCATCGATATCTGCGCAGCCAAGAGCAAGCTTGATGTTGGAAGGGCTGGTGCCCAAGGCCGTCGTGGACAGTTTGCAGTCCCAACCGTCCAAATGCTTAAGCTCCTTGGTATTCTTGGGGCAGTTGTCCACGTCCTCGCCAAGATCGGAAAATGTTGGGGTACAGCTTACGTTAACTCCGCCTGTAGTCGCACAAATAATGTCCTCATCTTTAGGCGCGGCAGCGGTTGCCGGGGTGAACTTGTTGAGCAGCACACCGGCGTTAAGCTGCATCTCGGAAAACGTGCTTTCGGGGATAACTGTAAATTTGCTCATATGTCCTCCTTAGTCCTGAGTGAAATACTCAGCAGTAATGTTAATGTAGCGTCGCTTAATCCCGTGGTCTGCCTCGTCTACAAGACTCTGGCACCACGGGGAGCCGCGTTTAAGCCATACCGCACCGCCATCACACGGGATCAGCACTCCGCCTCTCCCGATGCGCTCAGAAAGCTCCTGCGCCTTTTGGTTTGGTACCGCCTCAGACTCCGTATAAAACCAGAGGTTGACGGTAAGGCTTACCGGGTCGGCTCCAAAAGCCCCGGTAGCAAGGGTGTATGTGCCGTATGGGAAAATCACATCATCTGGCACGGATGATCCCGGATAGAACGGCATGAACTCGTTAAACCACGCATATAGCGCCTTGTCCTTTGTCATGAGGTCAGTGCCCACCTCTCCGCAGTGAAGAATTTAAGGTCAAAGCTTGCGCTAGCTGGGGCTGCCTTGTCCTCCGGTCTGGAGGTAACCCGGTATGTGGTACCGGTAGTCAAATCCTTAAACGCATCGTTGTACTCGATGGGAAGGGATTTTTTTACCAGGGCGGAATACACGGAAGTTACTCCCTCTTTTTCCGCTCTCCTAGCCTCCATGGACGTGTCTAATGCTTGGTAGTTGACAAACTCTGCGCCCTCCACCCATTGCACATCCCAGCCTCCAGCGCCGTCCGGGGTTCGGCGTTTTTCCATTAGGCAACATTTACGCCCAAAATCATCCAGTAGGCTCATGTCTTCACCTCCACGGATTGTCTGGGTTATAGGGCCTGCAATACCATGTCTGGCTCTGCTTGGGCACGGTATTTGCCGGGTTCCCGATTTTGCGCCACCGGGAAAGCTCATCAGCAAATGCAGTTTTCCATGTCACGGCTCCACCGGTCTTTGGGTCGCTTGCCTTGGAGTAGCTGTACCCGCCAAAGCTCTCGGACTGATACGGCCCGGCAGCTGTGGCCCGGTATTTTTCGTTCCACTCCTGCACCCGCTCAGACAAATCCACAACAGATTTGGGGATAGCAAGCGCCCAGATAGCACCGTCAAACGTTTCGTCCACCAGCTCCACCACAGAGGGCGGATACTGATAAACGCCGTCGTTAAAAACCGAGCCTACAACCCGGAAATACTGGCCATCTGCCAAAAATGGCAACGCAATGCTGCCACCCTCGACGGAAAACGTACCGGTATGGATGCCGTCCGGCACCAAAAACCAGTTGTTGCAGGTTCTCAGGATTTCTTCCAGCATTGCGTTGCCTCCTTATCAGGTCTTAGCGGTAACGGTAGCGTTGCCGCTCTTGAGCGCATGGTAATTGCCATCGCACTCAACCACGGTGACCTTCTGGCTGCTTGCGATGGTCAGGTCGCTCTTGCCATCCCAGTCGCTCCATGCCGCAACGTTGTCATAGTAGGCAACAGCCGGGGCGGTGGTCGAATCGGTTGCGTACTTGTACTTGTTGCCCTTCTTGGTTTTTGCCGGGGACACAGTGAGCTTGGTATCTCCGCTTGCAGTGCCAGAGGCAGAGGTCACGGTCAGGGTGCCCAGAGTGCCGGTGCCGATATTGCCAACGACTACGCCGTCAATCAGCTCGGCAAACAGCTCCATGCCGTTGATTACGGTATCGGACGCAGTCATGTTGGTGTAATCTGCCTCCTCGTGGATGCCGATATAGCCGGTGGAGTCGCTGGTAAAGGAGAATACCTCGTTGAGATCGGCACCGTTGACTGGGATGTAGTACAGCACCAGGTTGTCCTTAACGGTAGCATACACGGTGCCCTTGGGGACGCTGGAATTCATAAAGAGCGTGCCGAGACCGAGAAAATTCTCAACGTAGCTCATGCCGAATGCAGTCTGCACGGTGATATTTGCCTTGGACAGGTAATCCGCAACGTCCAGCGGATTGATGAAATACACGGCGCTTACCTCGTCGTCCTCAAAGAGCACCTGGAGATTACCCCACGCCTGAGCAAGTACAGCCTGGAAATCGCTGCCGGACACAGAGCCGGTGCCAGTCGCCATAAAGTCGAAGAAATCCTTGCGGATGCCCTTCTGTACGTCCTTGAGCATCTCATCGGTGGTCATCTGCACAGCCTGGTCATACCCTCTGTCGGTGATTGCCTCCGCAGTGGTTGCCTTGCGCCACTTTTTGAGGGTGATTTCCTTGTAGTCCACCGCCTCAGTCTTGTAGTGGCTCAGGGGGATGGTTTCGCCCTCGCCAACATTGCCGTTTTCCAGGGTTCCGGTAGCCTTATAGCTCTTGAGCACGGTGCCAGCCTGCTTTGCGATCTTGCGGGTGATGCCAAGTGCCTCAACCAGCTTTTTGACCGAGTAGCCAAACATCTCGGTAAATTCGATTTCACGCACTCTTGCAAGGTCGGTCTTTTTGATAATGTTGTTTTCAGCCATTGATTAGCCTCCATTCTGGTCAGTAAATAGATTCATGTTGGCGGCGATTGCAGCACGACGTTCAGCGCGATCCTTGATCTGCATGATTTCGTCCTTAGTTTTTCCGCCGCCGGTGCTTGTCGGTGGTGTAGCAGTATTTGCCCCAGTGGTGGTGGTGGTGGAAACCAGCCCCTTAAAGGTGCCGCTTACCAGAGCGTCAAGAGCTGCCGTATCCTTGATCTTGCCGTCCTCCAGCTCTATCGCATCAATCTCCGCATTAGAGCCGCGCATAGCAATCTCCAGACCGTTGCCGGTGATTCCCTTGCTTTCGTAGTAAGCCTTTACCGCCGATTCCTTGGCGCTTTTGGCCTCCTTCTTGGCGATTTCAGATTTGTAATCCTCAAAGGCGCTGTGCTCCTTATCGTACTTCTCCTTGTAACCGCCGTCACCATCTGCCTTCAGATCGTCCAGCTCCTTTTGGACGCTAGGCAGCTTCTCCGCATCGGCCTTATAGGTCGCAACCTGCGTTTTCAGGCCGTCCACGGTATCAGTGTGTGCCTCAATGATGGTGTCCATCTGTTCCTCGGTGAGACCCATCCCTTTGAGTAATTTTCTGGTGAGTGCCATTGTTTCAGTCTCCTTTTCTTCGGCCCCATTCCTTCGGGGGCGACTGTGATATCAAAACCGCATTGCCTCGCGGATTTTGCCAAATAAAAAAGAGCCAACCACTAAAAAATCCTTAGTAGTTGGCTCCTATTGCCCTTTCCCACGCCCAATCACGTGGGAGTCGTATATTTGATTGTCTTTTTTATCTCCAGCACGACATAGCCGTTGCCCTTCCGGCGTATCTCCACGTCATTGCCGCGCCTGATAATTGCCTGGATTGCCTCGATGATCTTATCATCCACTCTGCATCGCATCCTTGATAATATTTTGGTATGTGCCGATATGGTCAGCCACAGCAGGCTTGATGTACGGCTGTGCCCTCTGGCCATGCGTCATGTGCCACCGACCCTGTGCATCCTGATATGCCCATGGCGTTGGTCTACCGCCGGAAACATATTTACCTGTGCCCATCTCAACATATACGCCGTATTCCTGGTTGGTTCCAACGTATACCGACTTTTCGCTGTCCACCACCTTGTGAGTAATGGAGTTTCTAAGCGCGCCGGTATCTACAGGGCACGCAGCTTGTGCATATCCCTCAGCCTGCATGCCGCAGCGCTCCAAGGCACGGTTGCACGCCGAGCGGAGTGCAAATAGTGTTTCAGCCGCATGGCTAGTGATTGTAACCTCCGCCATTATTGGTTCTCCTTCCATCTCAGCCACTCTTGGTATGTCATATCGGAGATCAAGATGTTTCTTCCGGTCTCCGGGTCTTTGGCTACTCGCTGCCTTGGTTCTAGCCCTATTCCTTCCGGCTCAACCGTCCGCATAGTGCAGCGGCAATTATAGAGCAAGTAGCCGGGTGCGCGCCTATCTCCTGGATATGCCATTTTATAGCCGTCAACGTCAAAATCTGCATCAACGTCAACCGTTTGGCCATCCGCCATAGCATGAGCGTGGCGAGTTCGCCCATCGAGCGTGGCAAACCAGCGCTTCCGGACTTTAATTCCCATTTGCTTTGCAAGCAGATATTGATCCTGCCGCCCCGCATTCTGGGCATTGGTTATTGCAGTCCGGGCCGTCCCTATTGCAAATCTCCTGTTAAGGCCGGGGATCTTCTGCTGCAACTCGTTTGCAATTTTAGTGATGCTTTTACCCTGCAAAATAGCACTTATTATCGTCTTCCCGACGCATTCGCGGATCCATTTGACGTGATCCCCGTATTTTATCGCTATGTCGCCGGGGTAATACAGCAGCATATCTGGGTTATCTTTTATAAGCCTCTTTACAGCCTGCTCATTCCAAAGCGTAAAATCTGCGTTTCCGGCAACCTTTTCAATCTCGTATGCCGTCCAGTTCCGGTAGATCGGAAGAGCGTCGTGT